TTATCCTGCTCTCCAGAATTGACGGCCCATAACTCTAAAATTTTTGCCATTTTCTTCCGTTACTCGACGATCTCTGAACTTTTCATTAAGGCTATGAAGAATTAAAGATCCATCTTCTTCTTTAAAGATTTGTTTTAGCATACCTTCGCCAGCAAAATATACAGCATATATTTCACCATCAATAATTTGTGTTTGAGATATGTCTATGCCAACAAGATCGCCATCTTTTATATAATCCATCATACTATCGCCTTTGGCTTTAATAATACGCATGCAATCTTGAGCGACATGTTTGTCTTTAAAAAAAGAGGGGGGAAAAGGAATTTTTCCATTAATAGCATCAAAATGAAATTCAATTGACTCACCTGTCCCACATGAAAAATTAGCTTCCACAACTTCTATCCATACATATTCATTATTTTCTTTGCTTACTATAATTGGTTTAACCAGATCATCTTCACTAAATGAATCTTCACTTTCACCAGTTGTTAGCCAATAGGCATCTACTCCTAAGTATTTTGCAATCAAAGGAAGAAAGGCAGACTTTAAACTTTTTCCTGTTTCCAAAGCTTGATATGTTGGTTGTTTAATACCAACCGCTTCAGCCACTTCATACTGGCTCTTTCCTGCTTTTAAGCGAGCCGCTTTTAGACGAGTTGCTAAATCAGACATGATATTAACCTTAAAATCGTTGAGCTTAAGTTTATAGTTAAAACTATTAATAATCAAAATAACTTGAACTATTGACTTTTGATAGTTAAAACTATAAATTAACTATCAAGATAGGGGTTTGATAGTTATGAGTATAGATATCATTGTAATCTACCTACAACTAGTAAGCTTTTTCGGGAATCAAACAAAAACGGCACAGGCACTTTCTATCAAGCAACCATCTGTTAATGCGTGGTTAACGGGGAAAAGCAAAATGTCTGAAAAAATTGCTTTACGGGCTGAGTATGTAACTAATGGGAGATTTAAAGCGTATCAACTTTGTCCAACGCTAAAAGAGTTTGAGAAGAAAATTGCGAGCTAATTATCAAAGCAAAGATGTAGATAGATACTAATTTTTTAAGGATTTATAAATGGTTGAGATTAGTTTTAAGGAGAGATTTTTTAAATAAGTTTTATTAAAAATGTGAAAAGAAAATTTGGATACTTGATTTATAAAGCAAAAAGCCTGATCGGCAAATCAGACTTTTTAGTTAATTCATTTAATTAGGAAATCACAATGAATTTTAAAATAAATTTATCACAATGTTGTGGCGAAAACAAATCGGCTAATTGTAAAGGTAAGGAAAATAAATTTTTTTCCTATTTAAATTCCTTTAAAGCTCCTTTAGAGGAGTTAAATATCAATGCGTGATTATGGCAAGGTTTCTCCGCATTTCTGGACGGGTAAGACTGGTAAGCAATTACGAGAATGTCCAGAGTCTATTATCGTGGCTCTATATTTAATCACTAGTCCCCATGCAAATATGCTTGGTCTTTATTATATGCCTCTTTTATATATTGCTCATGAAACTGGTTTAGGTTTAGAAGGAGCAGAGAAGGGACTTCAATGGGCATGTAAAGTAGGTTTTTGCAGCTATGACGATGTTTCAGAGATGGTCTGGGTACACGAAATGGCTCGTTTTCAAGTTGCTGAGTCCTTAAAGGAAAGTGACAATCGTTGTAAAGGTATTCAAAAAGACTATGACTCATTACCTTCAAATCCATTTTTAGAAAACTTTTATAATAAATACGTTGAAGCTTTTTGTATGACGCATCGACGTGAAGGAAAGAATAATAGTTATGTAGAGAAAGAAGCCCCTAAGAAGGTACTTTTAAGCCAAGAACAGAAACAAGAACAGGAGCAGGAAAAAACTCTCTCTCAGGTAATTTTAACGAATGTTATGAAATCAGAAGATTGGAGACCAGATTTAAATCATCTCGCTACTTACTTGAAAAAGACTAAATACTCTCAGCAAGTACAAGAAATCTTATCTATGGATGACTTTGAATTTCATTTGAGTAATTTCAATGCTCATCATGAAACTTCACGATATCTAACAGATAGTCAACGCCACAGTAAGTTTGCTCAATGGATATTTGAAAAATTTGAAAAGTTAAAAGCTTCAAAAATGAAGTCTGCAAAGCCAATTTATTTAAATTCAAGACCACTTGGAAATGTTAATCAAGCATTTGAATATCAACCACCTGAATATGATGAAAGTATTAAACCACTGGAACTAGGAGGTAAATTTGTATGACTGTAATAACAAAAATTAATCACTCCTTCCAATCTGGATTAAACACTTGCTCTATTCATTTTGAAAAAAAGGTCAAGATTGCAGGTTTAGAAATTTGTCCAACATGTGCCGTTAATAAAGTCACTGAGTCTAATCTTAAACATGGTAAAGCCGTTAGAAAAATGATTTATGAAAATCACTTAGCCGGTGGAATGCTACCTATACGCCATAAAAACTCTGGTTTTCATAATTATCGCTGTGAATTACCAGGACAAGTTATTGCATTTAATAGTTGTGCAGCTTATGCCGAGCAAATTATGAAAGGGCAAGTAACAAATCTGGTTATGGTTGGAAAAACTGGAACAGGTAAAACACATCTGGCATGTGCGACGGCTAGAACATTGCTTAAAAATGGTAAAACTGCTCGTTATATCACCAGCGAAGAACTTGCAAATGACATTATGGGAGCATGGTACCGTCAAGGAGATAGCGAGAAAAATACTATTTATCGTTATACAGAATATGACCTGCTCATTATTGATGAGTATGGCTTGCATGATCGTGAAAAACGGAAAGAAGTTGTTCACAAAGTCTTGTATGCACGTTATGACGCCGATAAAGCAACTATGCTTATTTCAAATTTTGCACTGAATGACACTAAGGATCGGATGGGTGCAATTATCCATGGCTTGATCTCCGATTTAGGCGACCGCTTATGGTCACGGTTTCAACATGGGGGATTAACTCAAGTCGAATGCGTATGGGCAGATACCCGTTTAGGGGCAAGAATATGAATGTTAAATTAGAACTTGCTAAACATGATTGTTCAATGAGTTATTCAAACGTTTTTCTTAAGTCTAAACAGCGTAATGAATTAGCTATTCAAGTAGCGGAATGGGTGGCGCAGGGTAATCAGATTAAGTTGGTTGAAAATAAAAGTGAGAATCAAATCTATTTTAAACAAATGTGGGGAAAGTCTACTAAAGATGGGCATAAAGACAAAAGTTATGTAGACCAAGCTACAACAACAAATTTATTGAGTCATGCATTAATTAAAAAAACAACAGCATATCCAAATCATCAACAAGCTTTATTAAAAATATTTGCTAGGAAGTTTGGACAAGCTTGGGATTTCTTGGCAGCCAATTCAGGTTATGCATTAACAGCTTATCAGCTTGGCCGAATTTATCGTGGACGATCAGAGGCCTCTTTACTGGATTGGAATATTTTAAAGCAGTCACTTGACGCTTTAGGGGTAAATAATGAAACACCTTACTAAGTGCAGTTATCGTCAAAAGTGGAATATTAGAAATTTTCAGGAAAAAAATCAAAATAAGTTGAAAGACTTGAAGAGTGAAGGATTGTCTATCCAGAGTATTAAAAATTTTGCTCAGGAACTGAAAATACAGAAAAAAAGCTTTAAATGCATATTTTGTACAGAGCCTTATGGGTATTTATTAATAACTAAGCGTATTGAGGGCTTAATGTAATGAAAACTGATCAAATTGTTTTAGTAATAGTTGCTTCTTTTGCCTTCTATTTTGCTGTTAAGTTTTTAATGCAATGGTTGGTTGGAGAATATAACCATGGAGCAGTGGTTGAATGGATGCGTAGAGGTTTTGCCTTTGGATTAGGTTTTATTTTTTCGATGTTAGTAACGATCGTGATTGTGCATATTTTGAGAGGGTTAATGAATGAATATTGATATTAGTATTATGAATCAGTTTACTCAATTTCAATGGTTATCCCGAGGCTTAACAGCACAATCATTAGATTTTTCAAGAGTTGGACATACCCCTAGTAAAGATACGATTAATTATCAAGATCGATTAGGGGCAATTGCTAAAATGGAGACCCAATTAGCTAAATCAGTGACCTCATTAATTATTTATGAGGGAAAATCAGAAGAGGACTATAAGTTTATAAGAAATCATTTGGCTTTAATTATGTTAAAAGAAGCTGCAAAAGATAAAAAAAGAGAACCTGAGTATATAGCAATTCATCATCTGGCGTGGCTGATTGCTCGCATGGTTATTGATTTCTCTTTAAATCCCGACCTTGAAAAAAATTTTACTGCTCAAGGTCGACTTTATTATGCAGGGATTACAGCTTATAAAATGTCGGCAGATGTTTATAGAATGACATGGAAGCCATATGAAAAGTTAATGCAGCTTGCACTAGAATCTGCTATTGCAGAAGCAGAAGATACTATACGTGAATATCGCAAAGAAACTTACAAAGAGTTACAATTATAGGGTTTTCATTATTCTGAAAAAAAGAGTATAGTATATATAAGATGGTCGTATTGCGGATTTAATTTGTAATACGACTTTTTTGTTTAAATTATTTGTTACCGTATCTATCGGAATAATTCATCTATTAAATTTCTACACAGATAATAGCTTTCTAGAAAGATTAGTTGTTTTGTAGAAAATCAAAAAATCTATATTTTATAAAAGTTCTAATTTTTAAATATTTTATTTAAATCATTATTGAAGTTTTGCTGTACAAATTGCAGCACATAAAGCCGTATCAAAATAGATTGATACGGCTTTATTTTTTTTATTAGTAATAAGTATGGAAAGGTATTTATTATGAGTTGTACTGGTTGTGCTAAAAGGCGTAAATGGTTAGAGAGTAAGTATAATGAACTCGAACGAAGAACAAAACTTCTGCTACTCAAAGTTGCTCGAAGTAATGGAAGAATTGATAAAGCAGAACAACACACTGATTCAAAAGGCTGAAAAGAAAGATACTCTTATTTATGCTGCTATTGAGCAGAATAATAAACTACTTCAACAGTATGTTGAAAATAATAAAGTTGATGAAAATGTTATTGCTTACTTGGATTCAAAGCCAAAAGAAAAGTAATATTAAAATTAACTTATCAGAGTTTTTATATTATCTTAATTATTGGAAGTGTTAGATTTTAAGTCTAACTCTTTTTTTATTGGAAAAAATATGTCAAAGGTAAAAGTCCAGTTTTTAACTACATGTATGCATAATCGAATTGTTTATATAGACAATGAGATGATTGAGGTCGAAGAAAAGGATGCAGATGAGTTGTTAAAGCTAAATTTAGTGAAAGTTATTGATTCAGGTGTATCAGAGAAATCTAATAAATTAACTAATCAAAGCAGGTCAAGAAGCATACAAAGAAAATCTCATCTACAGAATAGTTTAAAGTAAAGTTGTTTTTTGATGGGTATGCTTATTATCACTAGATTAATATAACAAATAGATTTCTTATTTAGGTGGATTTATGTCTGAAAATATTAAGGGTTTGATTAATCTACAAAACAAGCTTAAGAAGTTATCAGATGATAAGAAAATTAATAAAGTTATAAGTGATGTTGAAAAAAAGGCGGTTTCATCTAAAGATGCTAAAGAACTTATGATTAAAGCACTTCAAAATGATTTAATTAATAAACTGTAATTTCATATCCTTAAATAAAATAACTTTTATTTCAGCGTGATATTCCTTAAAAATATTATCGTTTCTTAATTTTTTATCACCTCGCAAAACGCGAGGTTTTTTTCGTCGTTAAAAAAGGAGTCCAATCATGGGCGTATTAACACAAGGTACTGAAACATGGGTGAAACATGGTTCACCTGCTGTATTAACTAAAATTGAATGTATTACTGAATTGTCGGTAGGCGATGATAGTGTTACTGAAATCGAAACAACATGTATGGAAGAGCGAGAATCTTCAACTTCAGAATATGGTTTAGTTAAACCAGGTGAAGGTAGTTTGAAAATCAATACTGATCCTGAAAATGAGACTCATGTTACGATTTTAAATTTGGCACAAAATAAAGAAAAAGTTGAAGTTTTTGTTGGCTGGGCTGATGGCACTGTTGCACCAACTTTACAAGGCGATGTTGTTACAGTACCGCAAGGTCGTTCTTGGACACAGTTCCAAGCTCAATTACGAAAAGGTCCACCAATTTTCGATAAAGACTCATTGGTAAACCATACTATTCCAATGAAACGCCAAACCCCAGCTTTCGATACATTGAAAACCGTTTAAGGTTTTTTTAGCATTATTAATAAGCCTGCTTAGCAGGCTTATTTTCTTTTGGAAAATTAAAAATGAAGAAACTAAGTGCGGATCAAATCAAATCAGGTATTTTGCTTGGTAAACCAGAACAAGTAACAGTTCAAGTTCTGGTAAATGGTGAAGAATCAGAGTTTACAACCTATATTAAACCTTTTAACTATCAATCTGCTGTAGCAAATATGAAAGCATACGGAGAAAATAAAGAGGCTTTAGCAGGTATTTTAGCGAGTTGTATTACAGATGAGCATGGTGTTCCTACTTTCACTGAGGATGAAGTAAGATTACACTTTAGCCAAGCATTAGTTGATATCATTTGGGTCAAAATTGTTGAAATTAATGTCATGGGAAAGCAGACATTGAAATCGACGACAGAGAAGAACTCCTCATCGAAATTGCAATCGCAACCTCAAGATCAATTGAAGAAGTCAAAACAACCTTCACCCACAAAGAAATTAGAACCTGGGCCGCTTACCGACAAAAAAGAGGTAGCCTCAACATAGGTTTGCGTTTAGAAGAAGTGATGGCAGAAATGAAACTTATGTTTGCTTCATCTAAAGGTGTAAAAGGGCTTCAAATTTATGATTATTTACCACACTTTGATAAACCACCAGCGCTTACTTTTGAGCAAGAACGTATGCAAAAAATGAAAACGTCGCGCTAATTATAACGAATTAAAAAAGCACTTTTAAAAAAGTGCTTTTTTAAAATAAATTAATAACTTTTTTCTAATGTAATATTATATATATTGTTTGAACTATTAAATTGATATGTTTTTATTTTATTATATTTAATAAATTTATCTGTTTTTTCATCATAAATATCTCCTTTGAATTTAATTTCAATAGGGTAACTTTTTAAATCAGGTTGATCAGTTTTAACTTTATATTCACCCTTAAAGCTATAATTTAAAGGCGAGTTTTGGTCGTAAGTGCCTTCATTACTTCCCTCAACAATATCAATATTGTATCCTTGAATAGCATCATCTCCTAATTTAATAAGATGTAGTAAAGTATCTGATCCGCCATCATTTGAATAGGTATATGAGTCATCGAAGAAGCCAACATCATTTTACCTATTTTGACAATTCTTGAAGCTAGATTTTCAACATTTAAATTAATAACTCCATATTGACTTGGGGGAGTGTATGAATTGATATTTTTAGAGACTAAATCAAATTTACCTTGATTATTTTTCTTAAAAATCATGAGGTCAGCATTACCTTCACAGGCATGACAACCTTCACTAAACTCATAGAAGTTCGAACTTTTTTCTACAAGTTTTCCATTTTTAATTTCACTTACTGCTTTACCAATTTCACGTTTTTCAACAAAAATTAAATATCTATCTTCACCAGAGTTATCTTTAAAGACTTCTGCGGGATGGAGTATGGCTAAATATTCTTCACCATTTTCTTGGATTCCAATATGAGGAAGTTTAATTTCTTCTTCATCTTTACTTTCAAACGTAGCATGAAACATAGATGGATAAAATGAACGGAATATCGATTTTGTTTCTAAATCATCTACTGTTGCTGCAAAAGAATGGTTAATTAAAAAAAAGAAGATAGCAGTAATAATTTTTGTTTCATTACCTTGATTAACTCTAGTATTTGTAAAGTATGCCCAATTTAGCAAAGCAGTAACTTGAAATCTAGTTAAATCATAATTTAATCATTGACGACCGAAAGGTCGTTTTTTTTGCCTGGAGATAAGTATGGCTGCAACTAATTTAGGAATTCTGAATATAGACTTAGTTGTTAATATTGTTAATTTTATTGAGCCTATTAACCAGGCAGAACGTAAAGCGAAATCAGCCAGTGAGACGATTGGCCAAAGTTTTAAAACAATTGGCTCTACTATGAAATCTGTCAGTGATTTCATGAATAATCAGATTGTTGCTGGACTCACATCGACTGTAACACGTGTAATTGATACAGGTAGTGAAATCAAGAAGTTGGCTCAGCTAGCCAATACAAGTACTTCGTCTTTTCAATATTACGCAAAGGGTGCAGAAACTGTAGGAATTAGCATGGATAAGTTTGCAAACCAGTTAAAAGGTATGCAACAAAATATCGGCAATTTCCAACAGACCGGAGGTGGTCCATTAGCTGATTTCTTTAAAAACATAGCACCTCAAGTTGGGGTAACAATTTCTCAATTCCAAAAACTTTCAGGCCCAGATGCATTACAGCTTTATTATGATTCTCTTGTTAAAGCGAATGTTAGTCAGGAAAGTATGCAGTTTTATATGGAAGCCCTTATTTCAGACTCGACTGCGTTAATTCCGTTACTGGAAAATGGTGGTGCAGGATTTAAAAAATGGGGTGATGCAGCACAAAGAGCTGGGGCTATCATGGATGATGCGATGATAAAAAAATTATCGCAAGCTAAAGAAAACTTACAAATCATGGATTTGCAATGGCAGGGACTTCAGGCCACGATGGTCAATGGAATCATGCCTGTGTTTATTGCTGTAACTTCTCATATGGATACCATTACTGCAGCAGCGGTTGGTTTGGGTGCTGCTCTAAGCGTTAAACTTGCAGTACAGGGTGCTATGGTAGCTAAAGAGTTTGCTGTGGGAGTAGTTGAAAGTATTCGCTATGAAATAGCTCTTGCACGTATGGCAGGGGTTTCTTTACAAACCGCAGGCGCTATGGGGGTATTAAGAGGAGCTATGGCATTTCTTGGAGGGCCTGCTGGTATTGCAATGCTTGCTCTTCAAGCAGTAGTTGCTGGAGGTGCTTATTACCTAATGACCCGAAAAACCGAGGAGGCAACGGATTCCTTTGATGAACAAAAGGTATCACTCAAAGAATTAATTAATCACTACAATAGTCTTAGTGTTGCGAAAAAACAAGCTTTCGTCTATGAAGCTCAAAATAAACTTAAAGATAAAAATGAAGTTTATCAAGATGCGAAAGGGGCCTTTTATGATAGCGCTGTTGGGATTGCTTATGAGTCTGCAAATAGCCAACAAGCTGTTAAAGTAATCGATGATCTAGTTCAAAGATTTAAAAATGGAAAAATCTCTGCTTCTGATTTTGCTGATGGTATGGCTACTTTAGGTATTTATACAAAAGAACAAATATCCACAGCAGTACTATTTGCTGATAAAGTTGATAATGCGAAAAAAGCAGTAGACGAGCAAAAAATGAGAGTTGATGCCTTATCGGGATCAACTGAGCAAAATAGCAAAGCTCAGGGAGACCTAAATGTAGCTTTAGAAAATCAGGCTCGTTTACTGGGTATTATGCCTGATAAATGGAATGCGTATTCACAAAAACAACGCGATGCTTTAACAAATATTCTGACTAGTCAGCAACGTCAGAAATATATTGAAGCCAATATGGCAGCAGGTTGGTCAAAAGAACAGGCAGAACACGCTGCAAATTATCGTGAACAAGCTGGATTGGGATATACAGGTAAAACTCTTGATGGTAATCAGTTAAGAATTCTCAAGGGCGATTTTGAACGTAAAAACTATACTTTTAATACTAACGATAAGAAAAAAATTAATGGGGCAAGGCTGTTTGTTTCTAAAAATAATTTAGAAGAAATTGCAAAAAAGGAAGGGCTTCCTGCGGGGCTTTTAACAGGCTTAATTGCTACCGAATCTGGTGGTAAGAATCTTACAAGCCCGACAGGCGCAACAGGACCGTTTCAAACAACCTCAATTTTTCGTAGAGAACATGCTAAAATTTTAAAAGCTGGCGGCTATTCTGATGCTGCTTATACTAGAGCAGTCTCAGAAGAATTATTAAGAGGATATAAAGCATTTGGTAACTGGTCTGATGCATTAATGGCTTATAATGGAGGAGTTGCCGGAACAAGAGCATTTAAAGAAGGTAGAATTTCAAGCCAAGTTAAAACTAAAAGCGGTCATAAAATTATAAATGGAAAATTGTATTTGTCGCCTGCTAAAGCAAGAGAAATGCAGAACTATCCGAAAACTGCATTAAAATATACAGCTGGAGCTAACAATAGTTCTACCGTTGATGATTCGATGGTTAATCCTTCTCAAGCTGATCAGCTTAAAACTGAAGAAAATCTTATTGCTTTAAATAAAGAAAAAGCGATTAAAAAAGCTAATGTTGCTGCTATTTATGCAACACCAAAGGAAAAGTTCTCAAAAGAGCATCAAGATCATATTGATCAAATTACTGAAACCCATGGAGGTACCCCTGAGTTTCAAAAGCTAATTGACCAAGAAAATGCTTTATATGCTGCACAACTTGCAAAAGTTGAGTCTGATAAAAAGGAAGAGTACAACCAATACTTCGCTTTTGAAACAGATCGAATTAAACAAATTGAACAAAATTATGATCGCCAAAAGGAGTTAATTAACTCTAATGCCGAGTATGAGTATGGAAAATCTAAAGATGCTTTGAAAATAAAAGAGGCATTAGACCGTAAAAAAGGCCTTGAGATCGAAGCAGTTAAAAGAGAAGAGCAGCAGCAAGTCCAGGCAGCCATCGCAGCTTATCTGAGTGAAACAGAAATTGTATTAAACCGTTATAAACTTGAACGGGAGGAAATTCAAAAAAACTCACAACTTACAGAAGAAACACGAGAGAAGTTATTACAAGCGAAGGACATGGCAATAGCTGATGTACTCACTAAGAATAATCAGAAAATGGAAGACCACACTATAAAAAGTCTTGATGTCGTATCTACAAAAAGTGATCCGAATAAAGCTGCGTGGGATTCCTTGCAAAATCAATATAATGCTGCAAATGGTTCTATTGATCAAGATTACCGTGATCAGCGAGCAGGTATATTTTTAGCAACTGATGATGAAAGTGAACGTAGTGCTCAATTATTAGCTGCACATCAGGAATATCTACTAGCGAAATCAGCTTTAGATGAAGAATATGCGCAACGTGAAACTGATTTAACTCAACAACAATTTGAAACAAAAATGCAAGTCTACTCACAGATTGCGGGTATGACTGGACAAGTATTTGATCAGATGGCCAATATGGTCGCTGAGTCAGCAGGTAAGTCGAATGCTTTATATAAAACGATGTTTTTAGCTTCAAAAGCAGCATCAATTGCTCAAGCAATTGTAAATACTGAAGAAGGTGCAACTAAAGCCTTGGCTCAAGGTGGTGCATATGGCTCAATCTTAGCTACTTTTGTAAGAGCTACAGGTTATGCGTCTGTAGGAATTATGGCAGCACAAACAATTCAAGGCTTTGCAACTGGTGGACAGATTAGAGGTTTGGGCAATGGTTTAAGTGACAGTATTCCTATTTGGGCTTCTAATGAAGAGTTCATGATTAAACAATCTTCAGCTAAAAAAATTGGCTTGGATAATCTTAATTATATGAACCAAACAGGTGAGTTGCCTCAAACAGAATCAAGTCAGATTATCGTGCCTCAGCTTGCTGAACTTCCGCCAACAGGAAGTGCGATTAATGCTCCTGTATCAGTGAATGTAACAGTAAACTCAGATGGTAGTAGTCAAGTCGACTCATCTGGTCAATATAAATTAGTTGGAGAAGTGCTTGGGAATACAATTCGACAAGTATTACTCCAAGAGTTACGTCAAGGTCGGATTTTATATAATGCGATTCGTGGGTAAAAGATACCAACTTGGTTTCTAAAAATAATAGATTCAAGAGATTATTCAATGCGAAAAAATTTTTGCTAAATATTTTGAATAACCTTTATTAATTTATAGTTTCTTTTTTCTGAAAACTAAAGTATAGTGTAACTAAGCTGGTCGAAATATGAATTCGATATACATTAAAAGCTAACTTTAATTTTGAAGTTAGCTTTTTTATTTTTAATACTATTATTTAAAATTTTCAGATTTTTGAAATATATCTTATTTTTGGGTTTAAATATTTTTAATAGATTTTGCTTGGTCTTTTATTTTTAATTTATATTTTAATAGGGCAAATAATAAATTATTTATCATTTAAATATTGTTTGAATAAGTATTTATATAACTGCTCTGTATATTTTAGGAATATTTTTATGAGTACCCTTAAGTTTACTTGGACACAAGATTTAGATGGTAACTCCCAAAAAAATACATTTAATGTCTTAAATGCAAATTTTGGAGATGGTTACGAACAAAATGTAAGTATTGGTATTAATAATTGTTCTCGTCAGTGGCAATATACCAAGACTGATAATGAAAAAAATATTTTAGAGATTAAAAAATTTTTTGACTTACATAAAGGTTCAAAATCATTTCTTTGGGACTCACCTTTAGATGGTGAAGTACGTGTAAAAGTGGGTGAATATCAACCTGTACATTTAGGTGGTGGTTGGTGGCGTATTAGTACAACATTTACCCAAGTTTATTATCCTTAAATACTTATTCACTTATGAGCCCCTCAAAAGGGGCTTTTTTTATGGAAATAAATATGTCTCTCGTCAGTGATTTTCAGAAACTTGAAGTAGATGGACTAATTACTCTTTATGAATTAGATGCAAGGAATCTTGGTGCGGGTATTTTAAGGTTTCATGGCCATGCTAGTTTTAAAGATAATGGTGAGTGGAAGCCAAATATTATTTGGCAAGGTGAAACTTATGAACCACTTGCAATTAAAGTATCAGAACTAGAGTTACGTTCAGATGGAAAAGCCTCTACTCCATCCTTAGCAATTGCAAATAATATTAATGGCATTCAAGGAGCTGTTTCTGCTTATTGTTTACAATTTAAAGATTTTGCCGATGCTAAATTAAAAGTCATTACTACAATGGCTAAGTATTTGGATGCATTAAACTTTTCAACTGGTAATCCAAACGCAGCAAATGAATCAAAAGAGCAAATTTGGTACATAGAACAGAAAACTTCTGAAAATGCTCAGCAAGTCACATTTGAACTTTCTAATCCAATAGATAATGAAGGACGAGAAATTCCTGTTAGGCAGATTACTTCACTGTGCGAATGGGCATGTAAAGGTCGTTATCGAGGTGAAGAGTGCGGCTACACAGGTACCGCCATGTATACAGAAAAAGGCGAACTTACTGATGACCCAGCTCAAGATAAGTGTGGAGGTCGTTTAAGAGATTGCCGCTTACATTTTGGTGAAAATCAGCCTTTATCTTATGGTGGCTTTCCGGCTTCAAACTTGATGTAAAGCAGGTCAATTATGAAACTTTCAACAAAAATTAAAAAAGCAATTATGGTGCATGCCGATGAGTGCTATCCGCTTGAATGCTGTGGTGTGATTGTAGATCGTCAATATATTCCTTGTCGTAATATCTCTAGTCAAAAGGATCAATTTGAAATTCATCCTGAAGATTTATCTATGATTGAAGATCAAGGTGAAATTCAGGCATATGTTCATAGCCATCCAGATGGGACTACACGGGCTTCCGAATTAGACTTAACACAAATTGAGTTACATAAAAAACCTTGGGTGATCTGCTCGTATCCAAATATTGATTTTCAAATATATGAACCATCTGGTTATAAAGCACCATTGGTAGGACGTAATTATTATCATGGTTGGCAAGATTGTTATTCGTTAATTCGTGATTTTTATAGTCGTGAACTCAATATTTCATTAATTGATTTTGAGCGAGAAGATGCTTGGTGGGAACAAAAAGAACACCCTTCACTCTATTTAGAAAATTATGAGCGAGCTGGTTTTTATGAAGTATCAGAACCAGAATATGGTGATATGCTTATTTGTAGAGTAGGGCGGACGGAGCATCCTAATCATGCGATTATTTGGCTTGGTGACCAAGGGAAATTTAAATCGGAACAAACAGAATCCTGTATTGGTTCATCTTTAATTCTTCATCATCCTTATGGGCGTAAGTCTGTAAGGGAGATTTATGGGCCACAATGGAAAGATCGAACAGTGAAAATTTTAAGACACAAAGAATTGCATTAAAACGCCGTAAGGCATAATCCCTAGAAACCTGCAAATGCAGGTTTTTTTATTTTCTAAAGAGGTAATTTCAATGGCAACTAAAGCAGCAAAACAAGTTTCAGTACTTGAAGCAGAGCTCGTAACTCAATTTAGTAATCAAGTAAATTCTGTTCAATATAGTAAAGGTATTAAGCTTGAAAACTTAGTCCTGACTTATAATCGAGAAACAGGATTTTCGATTTTGATTGAAGAAGTTCAAACGCAAACTGAAGCTCTCTAATTTTAAAATATAAGGAGATATTCAAACGAATATCTCTTTAATAAAATCCAGGATTATCTCATGTTAAAAACAATCAAACTATATGGTGTATTAGCTGAAAAATTTGGAAAGCAATTTCAATTAGATGTTGTAAATACTCGTGAAGCTATGCGTGCATTATCAGTTCAAGTTCCGGGTTTTGAAAGTTTTATGTTACGTGCTCATGAGTCTGGACTTAAATTTGCTGTATTTTTAAATAATAAGAATGCTAAATATAAAAACAAACAATCTTCAATTTATGATGCAGATTCGAAACAGCAGATTACAGGAGATAATATCTCTGAAGATCAACTAGATATGAATACCCAAGCTGACACGATTCATATTGTACCTCGTGTGGTAGGTGCGGGTGGAAATACTGGAGTCTTGCAGTTAGTTCTTGGGGCAGTTCTGATTGTTGCAGGTTTTTGGAATGGTGGTGCAACTACAAATATGGGGGTTGCTTTAATTGGTGCTGGTGCCGGTATGGCAATAGGTGGAATTTCAAGTATGTTAATGCCTAAAGTTTCAACGACTCAAGACCAAAACCAACATGGTAACCGAGCAAATAAAGGTTTTGGTAGTGCAGTAACCACAGTAGCACAGGGGAACCCTGTACCAGTCCTTTATGGTCAGCGTGAAATTGGTGGTTTTATCATCAGTGCAGGACAATATCCTGAAGACCAGCTTTAATTAAAAATATTTTTGTTTAGATGCTTATAAGCATCTTTTTTTATGCGTGAGATTTTTTATGTCAATTGTAAAAGGTTCAAAAAAAGCAAGCGGACAAGCGAGACAACCCAATATTGCTCCTGATTCTGCACAGTCAAAAACTCGCATAAATATTCTATATGGTCTGGCAGAGGGGGAGATTGAAGGATTAGCAAGCGGCAATAAATCTATCTTGCTCGAAAATACACCACTTGAAGATAACAATGGCAAATTAAATTTTGAAAATGTAAAAGTCGATTTTCGTTCAGGAACAAATGACCAAGATTATATAGAAGGCTTCCCTGCCGTTGAGAATGAAACTGCAGTTGATGTTGAATTAAAGGTAGATACTCCTTGGGTTAAGTCTTTTAAAAATTTAGATTTAGATGCTTTGCGTATTCGATTTAAATGGGGACCCTTACGAAGTCAGGATGCCAAAAGTGGGGATGTGTCAGGAGTAACCATTGAGTATGCGGTGGACGTACAAACTGATGGTGGTCCTTGGACTGAAGTTTTAAAAACAAAAATCTCTGATAAAACTTCTGCAAATTATGAGCGTGCTCATCGCATTGACTTACCAAAAGCTGATTCGGATTGGCTTGTTCGAGTTCGTCGCCTTACACCAAACTCAACTTCTGAATATATCAGTGACAAAATGTATATTGAAGCTGTCACTGAGGTTATTGATGCAAAACTACGCTATCCGAATACTGCACTCTTAGGTCTGCAATATGATGCAGAAACCTTTAACAACGTTGCCAAAATTGCCGTTGAATGTAAAGGCACAAAAATTAAGCTACCTTCTAATTATAATCCAGTTTCTCGAAAATATACTGGAATGTGGGACGGTACATTCATTAGTGCATATTCAAATAATCCAGCATGGATTTATTACGATATTTGTACCTCTGATCGATATGGTTTAGGTGATCGACTTACACCATTTATGATTGATAAATGGTCTTTGTACCGTCTTGGCCAATATTGTGATGAATCTGTAAATGATGGCCAAGGAGGACAAGAGCCACGTTTTACATGTAATGTATATTTGCAAAGAGCAGAGGAAGCTTACGAAATCCTAAAAAAATTAGCTGGAGTTTTTCGAGCAATTTCTTATTGGGATGGAAACAGTATTATCTGTGATGCAGATATTCCACAAGATACATATTTTACATATACCCGCGCTAACGTGATTGGAGAATTTGAATATTCAGGTACACGTGCTCGTGATCGCCATAATGTTGTAAAAGTTGCATTTGATAATCCAGCAAATCATTATAAAACTGAATATGAATACGTTCGAGATGAGCAGGCCATTTCAGACTCTGGTCAAATACGCGTTTTAGATTTGAATGCATGGGGCTGTACTTCACGTGGACAAGCACAACGCGCTGGTTTATGGGCCTTAAAGTCTGAACAGTCTGAAACAAGAACTGTAACTTTCAAAGTTGGTCTAGATGGGTGGATTCCACAACCTGGTCGAGTTATTGAAATTGCTGATGAGCTTTTTGCAGGACGTGCTAATGGCGGACGTGTATCTGCAATTTCTGAAGATAAATTTAATCTAACAATTGATCGTGATGACGTTGTCGCCAAGCCAGGTGATCGTTTGGTTGTTAATGGTGAAGATGGAAAAGCGCAGACTAGAGTTATTCAATCTATAAATGGACGTGTAATTACCGTTACTTTACCATTCGACTTAGGTTCGATTGCTGCGGAAAATATTTGGGTAATTGATGCCCAAGATTTAGCAACAATGAAATTCCGTGTTATTTCAATTCGTCAAGAAGAGAAAAATAAATTTACGATTAATGCTATTCAGTACAACCCGCAGAAATTTGATGAAATAGATAACGGTGCCCATTTTGAAGAAGTCCCTATTTCAATTATTAATCCCACTATTCAAGATCCTGTAAGTGATATTTCAATTACAAGTGAAAACAAAGTTAATCAAGGTATTAATATCACAACAATGATTTTGTCTTGGAAGCAGGCAAAAGGTGCAGTTAAATATCTTGTTGAATGGCGAAAAGATAATAGTTCATGGATTCGTTTACCATTAACAGGAAATAATTCTATAGAAGTACAAGGAGTTTATTCGGGAAATTATCAAGCACGTGTTACTGCAATTTCAGCATTTGAAGTTTCTTCTTTACCAGTTTACTCATCGATTACTGAATTGGTAGGTAAAAAAGGATTACCTCCTAAATTGGAATATATTCGTGCTACTGGTATTTTATTTGGAATGCAATTGGATTGGAGCTTTCCTAATGCAGGAGCTCAAGACGCGGCCTATGTAGAAATTCGTGTTTCACCAGATGGCGCAAACAATATAGCGCCGTTAGGCCAGTTCGCTTATCCAACGAATACGCATAAAGTTCAAGGCTTACAACCAAATTTGATCCAATATTATAGTGGTCGAATTGTAGATAAAATTGGTAATGTTGGCCCTTGGTCTGAATGGATTAATGGAACGACTAGTGGGGATCCTGATGCTGTATTGGATCTTATTTCTGGCCAAATTGGAGAAAGTGATCTTGCCAAGGAATTACAAGGCAAGATTGAAGATACCGCTAATGTAGCCGCAGCCGCAGGGCAGGCAGCAGTTAATGCTCAAGCGGCAGCCACAGCAGCAAATAATGCGGCAGACCAAGCTTCTGTCAAAGCTGGATCAGCAGTGAATTTAGCCAATGAAGTGGCAGGATTGGCGAATAATGCAGCCACTATGGCTGTTAATGCTCAAAATTTGGCATCTAAAACAGCGGGAGATTTAAAAAATGCCACTGATCAGTTAAACAAATCAATTGCTGACGAGGCAAACGCTCGCGTTACTGCGGTTTTTCAACTTAATGACGGTTTGACAACTGAAACAGCACAGCGTAAGTCAGAAGATGCATCCTTGCTTAACAGTATTGAAACTTACAAGGCGAGCACTAATGGCACTTTATCTAGCTTACAAGAGCAAGTTACAACTAACGCGACAAATACAGGTGCAAATGCATCAAAAATCACTTCACTTGATTCGCGCTTAACGACCAATGAAGGAAAAACTGGCGAAGCAATTAATGCAGCCGCTACCGCCCAACAAACAGCAAACACGGCAGTTGATCAAGCAAGCGCTGCCGCAAACTCAGTTACAGCACTTAGATCAGATTTAAGCGGTGGTAAGGGTAAAAATGCGATTATTGCTCCGTACTCTGACCCGCAAGTGCTTGCGTTTGATGTGGTTACATCAGCGGCAACTTGCGCACTTGCGGCATCAACAATGCGCGTTAAAGGCAAGGCTTACGATATTACATTCACATCTGCTAATGGGGCTATTTATTTTGGTACCACTTCGACAGCGTACGCTGTCAACCGAGCGGCAGCCACAGTACGCGGAGGTAAGAAATATTTACTTAGCATGTACGCAAAGTCGCAAGACGCCTCTAAAGTTGTTGATTTCTATGTGACTGTACGTTGGTTCCGTCGCCTTGCTGATAATTCAATCGTAACAACGGATGTATCATTATCAAGCCAAGTATCGGGAACAACACGTATTACCCCTACGACAGCAGGGCAAGTTATCACATGTAAATCTGTGACAGCGCCTTCTGATGCGTTCGCCATGTCATTTTGGGTTACAGGCAATAACTTATATAACGTAGCAGGTTCGCGCCTAATGCTTGACATGCTCATGCTTGAGGAAAGCATTGGGGATGATAAGTCTGCTTCAATGTGGGTTGCTGGCGCACCTGATCTTGGCGCAATTCAATCTTCACTTGACACTAACGCAACGGCAATTACAAATCTGACGACTCGCGTTGCTAACGACGAAGGAACGATTACAAGCCATAGTCAATCGATCACTCAGCTAAATAATAGCATTACCTCGATTAATGGTTCGCTTTCAACTAAAGCGGACGTATCTGCACTTAATTCATTAGATACGAAAGTTACCAACATTGATGGTCGTGTAACATCTAATGCCAATGCGGTTACATCACTACAAGGTCAAGTGAATACAGTTGAAAAAGGGCTTTCGACTAAGGCAGAAGCGACCGCATTAAATAACTATTACACAAAAACCGAAGCCGATAATGCAACATCAGGAGCCATTAACAGCTTTAATAGTTCGCTAGTTATCGGCGGAAGAAACTTAGTCCGCAACACTCAAACTGTACGAGAGGGTTTGGAGTGGCTTTTTGTTGAGCCACTTGTTGAACCGCTTATTGGACAGTTCACAATTAGTTTTGATATTGAAAACCTAGACGGCACCCTTACGGGCAGCGGAGTTGGTTTTAAAAATTCAAATGGTGACTATAAGTATTTCTGGTTGCCAGATTCATCAACAGGCCACAAATCTGTGACGATGAATATCAATAGCACAGGATTTCAAAATTTTGGACTTTACTTCAATAGTAAAGTTAGATTGAAGAACGTAAAAGTCGAGAAGGGTTCAAAAGAGACTGGCTGGAGTCCTGCGCCAGAAGATGTAAAAGCAAGTATTGATCTAAATGCCTCAGCTATTCAAACGACCCAAACCAACGTATCAAATATTGATGGGCGTTTAAATGCGGCAACTGATTCAATCACTTCGCTAAATTCCCGCATGTCCACTGCGGAAGGCGGTATCGCAGGTGCAAACAGTGCGATTAATACTTTATCGACTCGTATTTCAGATGCCGAAGGTAAACTTACAAGCCAAAGTAATTCAGTAACTCAGCTAAGCGATCAAATCGGCAATACCAAATCGTATTCAATTGTCACATTTAGGAATGGTTCGGCTATTGGATTACCTAAAGATGGTGGTATCCATTCTTACAAGGGAAAAATTAATGGATTTGGGCGCGGTTTAAACCTTATTGTTTTTAATAATGGCGATGTAAGTTCCGTTCAAGCGTTTGATACTTACGGAGATATGGCGACCGCATGTGCGAATTTAAATAACGCCATTCAGGCTCTTGCTTCAGGCGCTTATTTCGCAATTGTAGGTACTGACAACATTGAAAGTGTTTCTATTCACGGTGCGGCCGAAACATTAAGAGCAACACTTTTGGCGTGCGGTGCAAGTCGTAGTTATTTGAATACTTGGGTAGGGAATTCTTTACCAATTTTCATTGGTCGTAAAGATTTAGATGCGGGCAATGGCATTCTGGCCATGTTTGACTCATCCATTAACAACCAATGGATTGAGTACCCACTAACTTTTGTTAATGGCGCTCCTGTCGGGATGGGTGATTCAAGAGCCATTACAACTCAACTTGACGCCAACGCTTCTGCAATCTCTAGTTTATCCAATAAAGTTACCCAACAAGGCAACGACATTACATCCCAAAGTAATGCCATTACTTCGTTAAATAACAGTTTGTCTGTAAGTGGTAAAGCCGGTGCAAACCTATTGATCAAGTCAAACGTGGTGGGGACTTATGATGATGTCGGCTATCCTCACGTTGTCTACGAGATGGGTGAAGATTGGGAGGTCGGTGCCAAATATACACTTTTATGGTGTGCAGAGCATAAGCGTGGCGCAGGTGATGCCAACTCATCATTGTGGGCTTATGCCGGCGGAGGCATGCAAGGTGTGCAAAGTATTGAAAACACAAATGGTAGAGTGATTAATAAAATTACTTTCACCAAAGATGGCGTCGCTACTGGTAAATTTATTCACTTCTACATGATCAATCATCCAACTGCCGATAAAAACTCGGTCGGTACGGTTTATTGGGCGGTTTTAGTCAAAGGTGACTTGATTACAACTGATGGATGGGTTCCTAGTGCTTACGATTATTTGCCAGATGCAAAAGCAAACTCAACGGCTCTCAATTCACTAGACAGCAAAGTTAACAATATCGATGGTCGTGTAACTTCAAACAGTAATGCCATTACATCTTTAAATTCCCGCATTGCAACTGCCGAAGGGAACATTGTATCTAATGCAAATGCGATTGCTAACACTTACACAAAAGCTCAAGCAGATGAAGCCGCAGCAGGGCAGATCAATAGCTTTAACAGCTCACTTGTAATTGGTGGACGTAATTTAGTACGCAATACTGGAGGCGTGCGAGAAGGCGCATATTGGCTATTTATCGAATCCCTAGTTGAGCCTCTTATGGGCACTTACACAGTAAGTTTTGATATTGAAAATTTGGATGGCAACATCACTGGCAGTGGAGTTGGTTTTAGAAATCCAAATGGCGATTATCACTACTTCTGGTATCCAGATTCAGCTACAGGACATAAATCTGTCACTATGAATCTTGATAGTACAGGATTTGTTCATTTTGGAATCTGGTTCAATAATCAGACTAGATTAAAAAATGTAAAAGTCGAAAAAGGCGTAAAAGAAACGGGTTGGAGTCCTGCTCCCGAAGATGTAAAAGCTGGCATTGATGCGAATGCTTCTGCAATCAGTTCTTTAGATGCCAAAGTCACACAGCAAGGCAATTCAATTACTTCAAACAGTAATTCGATTACTTCGTTAAATAATACCATTACCAATAACGATCTAACGAACTGGGTGCGCAATGCTAATTTTGCTGACCCAAGAAATGACTGGTCATCGGGCGCAATTGCAGATGCGACAAATGCAGCGCCAAATCCACCATCTCCGAAAGCGTTGGCTTTAAATTATCGAGATGCATATTACGGACCGATGTTTAGATGCAACGCAGGTGACATGTATTATGTCTCAGCTTGGTTTGCATCGTCTGTCGCCAGTGGTGTTAATTCCACTCTTGGTTTTCATTACTTAGACACCGCAGGCAACCACGGATGGGTTGGAGTTGTATTTACAACGGAGGAAAAAAGAAGAAGTTGGACGATGCTAGAAGGCTACTTTACTGTGCCTGAAGGTATGGCTCAATTGCATCCGTGGCTTCAAGTAAATACCGGTGATGCGAATGCTGCTGTAAACGAAAAGTGGCATGTAACCAATGTGCAAGTACGCAACATTACGGGTAATAAAAAGCTTGTTAGCGATTTGCAGGCGAACTCAACCGCATTTAACAACTTGTCTAGTCGTGTCTCAACAACAGAAGGGAATATTGCATCTCAATCTAGCTCAATCACTTCTTTAACTAACCAGATCGGCAATACAAAGTCATATTCAATTGTGACGTTTAAAAATGGTTCTGCCGCAAGTAGCATGCCAAAACCTTCGGGCATTCATTCATTCCAAGGTAGAGTTGGTACTTTTGGTCGTGGCTTAAATTTAATTGTATTTAATAATAACGGCGATGTAGTGAGCTGTACCGCATACGACACCTATGGCGACATTGTCGGCAATTGTAACGCTCTCTATTATGCCGTTAATGCATTAGCGTCAGGCACTTATTTCGCGATTGTAGGAAATGACAATATTCGTGATGTGGGTGTATTAAATCCTGACACACCATTGCGTGAACTTATGTTGTCATGTGGTGCGTCCGACAAATACTTCAAGTCTTGGAATTGGACTTCGCTACCAATCTTTATTGGTCGCAAAGACGTAGGTGCCGGAAACGGTATCTTGGGCATGTTTGATTCAGAACTTCCAAATCAATGGATTGAATATCCATTAGTGTTTGTGGGAGGTGCGCCTCAAGGTATGGGAGATTCACGCGCCGTTACGGCTCAGCTAGATGCCAATGCGGCCGCTATTTCCTCCTTGTCTAATACAGTTACTCAACAGGGTAACGATATTATTTCACACAGTAATGCACTTACATCATTAAGCGCCTCTGTAAGTGGAATCTATAAAGAAATTCAGCTTTCTGATACTCGTAATGATAACCAACCTCCGGCTTGGTACTGGCAAAACCACGGCTTAAAAATCGTTCGAGAGTTCAAGACTACAGCCGTACTTGGGCTAAGCGGCCTCATGCCTGATTTGTATGTAACGTTAGAAACTCAAGTGCCGTGGACTGACCCGTCGGGCGGCCCAATCATTCAAATTGCACGAGGTGCTTCTTCTACTTTTACTGCGGAACGAAGAAGTGCTGATTACAACTCTTGGTATCCTTGGTCTCAGGACATTAAAGCCTTAAGTGATGGCTTGGTAAACAAAGCGGACGCTTCTGCTATCACAAATTTGGATGCAAAGATCACAACCGTTGATGGCAAAGTTTCAACGCAAGCACAGAGTATCACCGACTTAAATACTTCGGTAGGTAACAACAGTGCTTCTATTAGGTCCCAACAACAATCGATTGATGGCTTAATTTCAAGAGCAACGCTGAAACTGCAATCAGGCAATTTAGTTGGTGGTGTCGGTATTGAAAATGATAGCCGCACAGTCGATTTCATTGTTCAGGCTAATAAATTTGCGATTGGCGCTCCTTCTAATGTAGATGCGGGTTCGGTTGCTCCTAAATACGCATTTGTCTATCAATCTACGGCAACAACATTGCCTAACGGCACAGTTATTCCTGCAGGTTTGTATTTAGACAATGCATCAATTGGCTATATCAACGCCGACAGAATTAATGCAAATAGCTTGAGCGCTATTAGTGCCAATCTTGGAACCTTAACCACACTCAAGGATCCAGCAAAGCCTAATGGGGCCAGAATGGTTTTAACTGGAAGCTTAATTACAGTCTATGACGATAATAATATCGTGAGAGTTAAATTAGGTTTATGGTAATACAAAGGGCTAGCTTACCAGCCCTTTGTATTTGGAGGTATATATGCCACAAGGCTTACAGTGTTTTGATGAAAATGGAAAAATTATTGTTGATTTAACTGATAGTCAATTAACTGAGTTTGCTAGTTTAACAATCGGAGAAGCAATAGCTCCATTAGATGTTTATGGATATTTTGGCAGTGCAGGTATTGGAGGTGAATTAACATTACAAGGGATTAATCCGGAAACTACAGTAGGTTTTGTTACCGGTATTCAGGCAGGTACTGAAAAGAATGTAGTAGGTATGCAAAGATGTATTGTTTCTATTACTGCGCCTAATAAATATGTACTTTCCTGTTTTGAACAAAAGCCTAGTGATACATCTAAATTAATCTTTTATAAATTCAGGTAATAGTGAATGAGTAATTTTCTTGTTAATAATGATAAAGGCTTCACTGTAATTGATGACACTATAAAAAATATTGGCATTGTTGGGTCTAATGTAATTACTACGTTACCCGATAGTTCGGGAAATTTAGCTATTATTGTGTCTTTTGGTGGGGGTGGCCCTTCATGGTTTCCAACATCAATGTATCAGACTCGTACAATTCAATTACCTAAATTAGATGACGGCCCAATGCCTATGACTATTATTATGCCTAATGATGGTGCATTTGGAGCAGGTAAAGGAACATTTAGTGTGAACTGCGGTACGTTGTATCAATTACGCCAAGATTACACCGTATCTTCAGGTTATTTAGATGTATTCAATGCTAATGGAGAGCTTATATGGTCTGCCGCTTCTGCTGCTAAAGTGCCACGAGTAACTAAAGTGATCCGTGTAACCTATGATCAGCTTGTTGCGAATAACGGTGAAGGTATTGAGGTAGATATCGGAGTTGGTTCTGGTTTCATGGTTGATAATATTTTAGGTTCTTTAGACATTAACCCGGGGCCGACAGGTACAACTGCTCGTTGGTTTGCTATGTATTGGGGTTATAACCAAGGCAAATTAAAATTAGCATATAAATTTAAATCTATGTACGAAGAGCCAGGTATTATAAAAGCACTTAAGTTATATGGATTCTATTTATTTGTTTATAAATTTGCAGGCTAGAAAGTAATCTCGTTAATTTTAAATTATCTAATGAGTAAAAATTTTTATCAGAGGCTATGAAGTAGGGCTACATAGCCTTTACTTCACAACCAACGCTGAAACAGGACAAGTGATTATTAAGTACGGAAAAGCTTTTTCGAAATGGGGTGGTCCACCCCTTGGAAAGTCTTGGGTTGACGTTAGCAGGCGTTACAGCGTTTTGATTCTTGATGTGACTGATTACTAAGGAGATAAGGTATGGAAATTACCAGAATGACTGGGATGATGCTTAATGAACTCAATCGAGAAATGCGTTTTGCTAGTATGCAGGCAATGAACAAAGCTCAAAAAAACTCTATTCATAAAAAATAGTTATTTGCAGTAAGATTATTATGACAGACTAGAGCGAAATTAATAATTAATTTTAATTTAAAAAATTTTTAAAGCACCCTTTTGGGTGCTTTTTTATCTCTGGAGTAAATTAGTTTATGGAGCCAGTATCAACCAGCAGTCTTACAGCCTTTTTAAAATTTTATGGTGCAGCTATTGCAGTTACATTAGCAATTTCTTTAGTTGCAGCGGTTGTTCTAATGACTCGTATGCCTCGCTCACCTCAAGAGTGGGGAGTGGGTCTTATTTGTACAGTAGTTTCTAGCTTATGTGGTGGTTCATTTATTATTGTTAAATGGGGGTTACATGAGTGGGTTACCGATATTTGGGGAATGATTGCATTAGGCGGTTTTTTCTTTATTTGTGGCTTGCCTGGCTGGGCTCTTGTAAGGTGGATATTTAATTTTATTGATAAGCAAGAAGGCAAAACAATAGTAGAAGTTATAAAGACAATCAAAAAAGCCAAAGATGACATAAAAAATGGTTAAAAGCTTTTTTATTTTATGGAGCAAAGCAGATGAATATCGACCAATATCTTAATGAAATTATCAAACGCGAAGGTGGATATGTAAATAACCCTGCAGATCGAGGGGGGGCTACAAAATATGGTATTACCGAAAAAGTTGCTCGAACCAATGGCTTCAAGGGGAATATGAAAGATTTGCCACTTGAAACTGCAAAGGCTATTTATAAAAAGCAATATTGGATAGCTCCACGGTTTGACCAAATAAATTTAATTTCACCTGTAGTAGCTGAAGAACTTTTAGATACTGGTGTTAACTGCGGTATCAGTTTTGCAAAACCACTTTTACAGCGCGCTTTAAACTTACTTAATAACCAAGGAAAAAGTGGTTGGTCCGATTTATCAGTAGATGGTATTTATGGACCAGCTACTTTGAATGCACTTAAAGTTTATGTTGCTAAACGTGGTAAAGAGGGAGAGAAAGTTCTATCTAGAGTACTAAATATCATGCAAGGTCAGCGATATATTGAAATTGCAGAACGTAATCCTAGCCAAGAGCAATTTTTTTATGGCTGGATTGCAAACAGAATTTCATTTAACTAACTAATAATTTAACTAAACATGATAAAAATAAAAAAATAGTATCATTAAAAGTTGGTTTTACTGGTTTAAGATATTGAAATTAATAAATAATTGGTGCGCCCGGCGGGCACTTGTTTAAAAACAACAACTTCTTAGGTTTTTCTATCTTTTCTTATTATTTCATACAAAACAAACAAATGCCAAACTAGCCAATAATCTGTACTTCTATTATTTCTTATTTTTTCCTATTATTTCGGTTAATACCATTACGCCAAGATTACGCCACAAAATTATGGCTTCATTTAGACAACGCAACGATACATGGCGAGCCGAGATAAGTGTAAACGGAATTCGCGAAAGTGCAACCTTTGATACAAAAGCACAAGCAAGAGCTTGGGCCTCAAAACGTGAGACTCAATTACGCGAACAATCGCATGGTAAACTTCCTGACCATTCATTTTTAGAAGCTATAGAACGCTATTTAAATGAAGTAAGCATAAAAAAGAAAACTCATGAGAATGAAGTAAAGCGAATGGCTTTCTTTAAACGTGAGTATAAGAAATTATGCCAAAAACAGTTGTCAAAAGTTACCACTGACGATTTAGTCCAGTGGCGTGACTCCCGGTTAAAAGAGGTGCAGGGCGCTACTGTCAGACGTGAAGCAAATATTTTAGCTTCCTTATTTACTGTTGCTCGCAAAGAATGGAAATGGATTAAAGAGTCGCCTATGGCTGACCTCACTTTACCCCCACCATCAAAGCACCGTGATAGACGAATTACCCAAGATGAAATTGATAGATTATGTCTTGCAGCAAATTGGGATAACAATGTCCCAGTAAATTCAACTCAGCAAATTATAATTGCCTTTCTCTTTGCAATTGAAACAGCAATGCGTGCTGGTGAGATTGTTGGTTTAACTTGGGATCGTGTTTATTTAAAAGATAGATATTTAGTTTTAAATGAAACAAAGAATGGTACTAAACGAAATGTACCACTATCTAAGCGTGCAGTTGAGTTGCTTACTTTATTAAAAGGTCTTGATAAAAAGCAGGTCTTTACTTGTAATTCCCAAAGCTTTGATACGCTTTGGCGTAAATTGAGAGATAGATGTCAAATCACTGACTTGCACTTTCATGACACACGCCATGAAGCTTGCACACGCCTTGCAAGGAAATTAGAAGTTTTAGACTTAGCCCGGATGATTGGGCACAAAGATTTAAGAAGTTTGATGATTTACTACAATGCTACTGCAAGCGAAATTGCAACGAGGCTAGATTAGCCCCGTTGCATATCCAAGATTAAGCCCAACGATTAAATTCGTGATGATCAATACCACATGGTTTACGCTCAACAAGATTTAAACATTCGCCTTGAAAAACCATTGGCAAATGTTTCTGTAATCCTTTTTCAAAATCCTGTGTAGCCGCCTTCATTTCATCAAGCAACTTAGCCAGTAAAGATTGAGCGTCTTCACGATCTCGAAGTAAGCGCTTAACTAATGCTTCCTCACATGCGTAACGTGCTTTTAGGTATGGCTCAATGATGCTTAGAATGCGATTAAATTCTTGTGCCAGCAATGGCAAATGTTCAACCTCAAACTTAGCAGGGCTCGGTACGCCAGTCACATTGCGAAGCGAGTACCAAATTGCGCTGCTGACTGATTGCTTCTGATCTAAGTGACCTGCACAGCACCAAATCAGACGCTTGATGTTTAACATGTCATTGTTGTTGATATAATTGCGTTTTTCGATTGGTTTTGGTGCTTCGTATTTGCCTGTTTTGCGGATGGTTGGCAAAACTTCGTTAAATACCCAATCTTGGAATTGTTTTGCTTCTGGTTTATTTGAACGAAAGATGATCCGATAAAGATTTGGCTCATTAACAAATTTAATCTTTTGATTTCCACCATTTGTAGGGGTGTGGCAATCTGCCAACCCCTTTTCATCCAAATCACGTAATAAACGAGAAGTACGATCAACTGATAAAACACAGCAGACATCAGCAAGACAAAACCACGGCTCAGCATCAATTAACTGAACGCGAACATTATAATCATTATGAAAAGTAAAATTAGAAATTGCATTCATGGTGAATACTCCTTGAGATAGGGATTTTCACCACCAAAATTGAGACCAATCAATTAGGGTGGCAGGTTAAACGGAATTGGTCTTACTAGTCTCAAGGGTCTAGCGTGCCGAAGCACTTCCGCCTAACCCACCATAACAGGGCATTTTCCACAGAGTGTAGAAAATTATAGGCAAAATAAAACCGCTAAATGCGGTCTTTCGACCTTGAGAAACTTTTGGAGACCAATCCAAACACCCGATTTTGCGGGTGCATATTTAAATTACATTCAATTCGATTCATTGTCAAATCACTTGGCTATTTTACGTGGTCGTCCTCTTTTAGGTTCATCATCAGACCGTTCTTTTAACCAGTTTGAAATTTCTGCCAAATTCCAACGTCTCCCTTGACCACAATTAATAACAAAGCGTGGTTTCGGGAAGTTTGGTTGGCAGCAAACTGCTGCCTTAAAGTGAACATCTTTATAGCCTAAATATTCTGCCGCTTGTAAATCATTAAGCCAAATTTCTGATGGTGGTAACGCTACAACAAAGTTACTACCAATATTCGCTATTGCAGTCAT